GTCCTCGCCGTCTTCGCGCTCGTCGAGAAAGTCGATGACGTCCTTTGCGCGGTTGCTGTCGTACCAGCTGCCCACGGCGCCATAGAGTCGGAATTTAGCCGGCATTTGCTACCTCTTCGTTGCCGCGTCGCGGGGTGCCGTTGGCGTTCTGGCGCCGCGCGTCGCTGTCGAAAATGAAGTCTTCTTCGTCAATCTTGTCGTTGTCGGACGCAATCTCGGTGTCGACCTCTTCGGGGTCTCGACCGCGCTTGCGAATCTCGGCGGGTCGCGAGGACAGCCCACCACGAATGGCGCGAATGCTTGCCTCGGTCTCTTTCTGCGGGTCGATCATCTCGCGCTTGGGCGCGGTCCATCCGATGATGTCGGATCCGTCGGTCATGCCCATCAGCTCACCGGCCTCGGCGAGCCATTCGCCGATTCGGAAGAGAAGCTGAGGCTCGTAGATGGTGGCGTGGTCGTGGTCGATGCGCCGGTCAAACTCGAGCGAGCCCATACGCCCCGAGATGAACGAGACCTGCGAGTAATCCCCCGCGAAAATCTCGTAAGGAATGCCCAGGCCCGCGGCTACTTCCATCTTCTGGATGGTCGCAAAGTCGCGGTATCCCTCCACCTGCGGGGGCTGGCCGAAAGTGATCTCTTCGCCGGGGTCGAGATACTGAATCATCCCGGGCTCGACCCGGGTGTGAAAATCACCGTTCGTCTGCTCTTCGCCGGGCATGGTCGATCGGTTCGACGATTCGACAAATGCGGTGAAACAGGCGGCGACCTTCTGCTTGACGAGCTGTGCGTCGTCGAGCTCGCCGAGGTCACGCATCTTGACCATGACCGGAGCGAGGTCGGGTACGCCGTGGACCTGTCCGGGGCGCCACCGGTCGAAGACATAGGCGACGTCTTCGGCCGGGATGCGCCGGCGGTCGTAGTTCCCGAAGGTCACATTCAGCGAGCCCGGGTGCTCTCGGTACATGTGGTAGGCGACGCGCTGGCCGCGGCTGTTGAACTCGACGCCTTGGATCACGACGTTGTCGTTGGCGAGCTTCGTCGTGTAATCAGTGTCTATCCAGTCGGGCTCGCGAACCTCGAGCGCCAGCGGGATACGCCCGCGCTCGAAGGGCAGCCGGTGGCGAATCACCAGCGCGCTACCGGACTCCATGCGGGTGCCGACCACGAGCGACTGAATGCCGTAGAGGCTGGTCACGCCGTCTTTGTCGCAGCGAGGCGAGCGTGCCCAGCGACGGATCGCGTCTTCGAAATCGTCGTTTTCAGTGAGCACGTTTGGCCGAATGCCGCCGCGGACGATGTTGTTTTTGAGCACCTGCTTGGCGCGCTTGCCCATCCCGGTATTCTGGATGAGGTGGCGCGATCGCCGACGCAAAATGCTGAGAGCGCCCTCGTTCTCGGCGTTGATACTCGTGCCGGTCGGGCTCCAGTTCTCCAGGCGACGGCCGCGTTTGGCCGCGTCGTATTTGCTCTGGGTGTCAAAGCTGTTGGCCGCGCGCCGATATCGCTTCGCGTCGAACCGCGCTTTGGCTCGAGAGGCGGCCCAGGCCGGGGAGATGGCTTCGATTGTCTTTTCGAGAAGCTCCACTCAGTCGAGCCCGTCGCTGAAGGTCACAAACGTGCGCTTCTGTCGGTCGGACTCGTGGCCCAGCTCTTCGCGCATGATCTTGCGCAGTTGCATCATCTCCTCGAGCGATCGGTAGGTTACCGAGCGGTCTTCGTACTCCACGCGCTTGGTGCCGCCTTTGATCGCGTCCTCGAGCGCGTCGAGGTCTGATTGTGTCCAGCTAGAGCTCACCAGAATCCCTTATCTCGGTCCTTCCAGAATGATTCTTCGCGCCGCTCCCGGCGCCGTTCTCGCTTCGATTGCTGTTTCTTCTCGGGCTTCGATTGCTGCTCGCGCTCGTCTCGGAGCGCAGCCCAGTGCTTGTCTTCGTACTGGTCGACCTTCTCGAGCGCCGCGGCCGCCCGGGCATAGACCCACATATCGAGCGCTTCGTTGCGCTCGCGGGTCTTTTCCCACACGACCTTCTGGTAGCCTCGAGACTTCTTGACGACCTGCTTCTCAGCGGTCAGTTGCTTGAAAAACTCGGGTGCCAGCTCCGGGAAATGCACGAAGCCCGGCGGATATCCGATGGTCTCACCCTCGTCGTTACGCTCGGGGTTGAGCCTCAGCTTGCCGTAGAGCTCGGACTTTCCCGCCGACGAGCCGACCGTCCAGACGCCCAGCCCCGACTTGCGTCTGCGGCCGTCAATCTCGATATCGACTCGAGAACGTGAGCCCACCAGGCGGTCTTGACGGTCGGAACCTTTGACCACGATGACCTTCTGTGCCGACTGAAAGCGTGCCCATCGGTACACTTCCTGAGTGGCAAAACCCGAGTCGACCGCAACCTTGGATAGCTCGAGCGTTCCGCCGAGTTCGTGGGTGTATCGCCGACCGATGAACTCGGTCAGCTGCTCCCACACTTCGCCCTCGTAGACGTCGCCGGCGAATACCTCGTGCTCGATGACCCAGCACTCGAGGCCAGGCCCCCAGCCGAGCACGAGCGCCTCGATGCGGTCCTTCTGCACGTCGACGCCGGCGGTCAGCACCAACGCCCCCTCGGGCACCTTGCCGGGCTGGTAAGTCTCGCGACGCTGCATCAGCCGCTCGTACTCGGGCGCCTCGCCGCGCTGCTCCCAAGTCTCACCGAGCACCGTGTTGACGAAGGTGCGCAGCTTGTCGGGGTTTTTCTTCGCCTCGAGAAACTCCGACACTGCGGATTCCCACGAGTAGAAGCCGACCGGCGAGTAGAGCGCCGAGAGATGGTAGCCCTGATGGGCGCCCGATTCAGGCTCCGAGGTCGGCCGCCATTCTCCGCGGTCTAGCATCTCGGTTTTGTGAGCTTCGGTGACGAGCTCGTTGCAGCCCTCGCATTCCATCGCGACCGTCGTCGGGTCGCTGTCCTTCCACCTGAGGCGGTCGAACTCGATGGTCTGCATCTGGTCGCAATGCGGGCACGGTACTAAGTAGCGACGCTGGTCGCTTCGCTTGTAGGCGTGCTCGATGCGGCTGACGTCCGCAATCGTGGGCGTCGACACCTCGAGAATCTTCCGACGCGCGAAAGTGCGCGTCCTCGCGATGGCGAGGTTGACCGGGTCGCCTTCGCCCTGGACGTCGAGCGGATAACCGTCGACCTCGTCCAGAAACAGATACCGAATCGGCATCGACCGCAGCCCACTGGCTGATTTGGCCGTGGTCAGCATCAGAATGCCGCCGGGAAAGTGCTTCTCCTCGACGTTGTCTTTGTAGACCTTTGCGCTGAGCCGCGGAGAGTTCTCGATCATCGGCGTCAGCCGCTGCTTTGAGACCCGTCCGACGAGCTGGTCTTTGGCCTGGACAATCAGCATCGGGCCCGGCGCGTGGTCCATGACGTAGCCGGCCCAGTTGTTTCCGGCCTCGGTGCCGCCAATCTGCGCGCCCTTCATGAATGTGACGCGCTCGACCCCGCTTCCGGGAGAGAGCGCGTCCATGATCTCGCGTAGATACGGGGTTCTCGAGGTGCGCCAGCGACCTGGCTCGGCAGATGCCTCCTGCGAAAGCACGCGGTGCTTGTCGGCCCACTCTGATACCGTCAACGGCGGGTCCGGTCGGATGCCGTCGGCGAATGCTGTGGCGAGTGCACTCATGCGGCGGAGCTTTGCCCCGCGTCACCGAATTCGATGTCATCGGCGATGGCCTCCTGGGCCTCGTCGATCTCGGACTTGAGCAGCGCGTGTATCTCGGACGCGTCGGTCATGCCTGCGAGCTGTGCGCTCAGTCGGTCGGGGATGCCCGAGAGGTTCTGGCGCGTGATGCGCCCGGCCTCGAAGAGCACCCGCTCGGCCTCCTCGCGCTCGACGAGCTGGCCGGCTTCGTGCTTCGCCTTCATTTGTTCGCGCCATGCGCGGCCGGCCTTGTAGCGAAGGTCGGCGAGCACGCGTTGCCGCGAGATCTCATCATCCTCGAGGTCGTCGTAGCTCTTGGGCCCGTCGCTTGCTCCGAAGATTCCGGCGTCGGGGCTGGCGCGGTCCAGGTCGAGGTTCTGCCCGAGCGCGACCAGCGCTTTGTCGACGTCAATCTTGCCGTCGGCCTCGAGCGAGAAATAACCCTGTTCACGGTACTGACGCACGCGCTCCGACGAGACTCCAATCAGCCTCGCGAATGCCGCCTGCGTCATGCGACCGTTCTTGTCGGCCTCATCATACTGCTGGTTTTCGGGGCCGTGGTCGCGGCAATATTTGCCATCTGAGACCGTCCGCCGGCACTGAGTGCCCGACCCTGTTTTTCCTAAGCACCGCGGCATCGAAACCCTGTCAACGGTTCAAGACTCCAAAAATCGGGAAAAATCCCGCAGAATTGCACTCATCGCACC